AATGCTATTTTAACAAACCATCCTGATTTATATTTATATGCATCGTTATTAGAAAGTGCACCTTTTTTAATGCAAGATGAACGATTAGGTGTTTGGGCAGAATTGTATAGGGAAGCTGTAAGAGTAGCGAATACATCTGATGAGTCAGGACGACATTCTTCGGGCCCGTTACAAATGACAGCTAAGAGTGTAGGATGATTGAGTTCGGTCAGTTAATGTCTGACATGCCTTCTTTTCAAAATAGAGGAAGCATGAAAGTGGACAATGTTATTCCTTTAGCAAAAGGGTATAAATCTTTTCCATCATTTACAGAATTAACAACAACAGCTTTGACAGGACCAGCCGTAGGATTACATACGCAACTAAGTGCATCAGGCACAACGAACTATTGCGGTGATGCAACAAAATTGTATCAAATGAATTCTAGTATCGTCTTTGTCGATAAATCCAAGGGGGGTGGCTATAATAACTCAACTACAGAAAATGCTCGTGACTTTTGGTCCTTTTGCCAATTTGGTAACAGAGTTATTGCTACTAACTTTGCTGATAATATTCAGTCTTTTGTAGAAGGAACATCAACAGCTTTTGCCGATTTAGTTTCACTAAAAGCTAAATATGTTGCTGTTATAAGAGACTTTGTTTTTGCTGGATACACAAATGAAAGTGGCACCACATACTCAAACCGCGTAAAATGGTCAGGGATAAATGACCCTACCACGTTTACCCCATCACAGACTACTCTTTCTGACTCCCAAGATTTACCAGACTCAGGTAATATACAAGGAATAGTAGGAGGTGAAAGTTTTGGTGTTATCTTTACAGACAAAGCAATTTTTAGAGCAGACTTTATTGGTGCACCTTTAGTATTTCAATTTTCTAAAGTAGCAGATAATATCGGGGCCTTTGCACCTAAATCAATTGCAAGTGTTGGTAGTGATGTATTCTTTTTATCACAAGATGGATTTTATAAAATTACTAACGGTTCAAAAATTACACCCATATCTAAAGGTAAAATTGATGAATTCTTTTTTGAGGACTTATCAAGTAACTTTGACGGAATATGTTCGGCTATTGATACTAACAACAGTTTATATGTTGTTTCTTATCGTGGTTCTGGTGCTACTGGTTCTAGTACAATTAATAATAAAATGCTTGTTTATAATTACGCAACTGACTCATGGTCAACTTGTTCAGGACAAGATTTAGATTTTATTGGTACAGCTTCCCAAGAAGCATTTACAACATTAGAAAGTTTAGATGTTTTAGGTTCATTAGATGATTTACCTAGACCGCTTGACTCTTATTTTTATCAAGAAGGTGTTCTTGGTTTAGCAGGATTTTCGAGCGCTAAAAAGTTTGGTAAATTTATGGGTGGGTCAATGACCGCTACCGTTGATACAACAGAGTTTGAAGGTGCTGAAGGTAAAAGATCAACGTTAATTAACGCACGTCCTATTGTTGACGCGAACGGAGAAAACACGACAATAACAGTTACACCAATCTCTCGTTCCTCCCAAGCAGACACATTAACTACAGGAAGTGCCGTAACCGTAAAAGCATCTGGTGATTGTCCTTTACGTACTAATTCAAGGTATCACCGATTAAGAGTTATCGTAAATGGAAACTTTACGAATATGCAGGGTGTTGATGTCGAAGCAAGACCCGAAGGAAAACGATAATGGCTGGCCAATTTCAGGCTGTTCCGTTATCTAATCCAGTAGCAGAAGATCATCGACGACAAATAGCCATTGTTACAAACAACTCCTTAGATGGAAAATTAAACAGTACAGGCTCAATAACTTTAACCGCGTCAACAACGACAACAACGTTAAATGATAAACGTTTAGGTGGTGAAAGTGTTATTGTATTTATGCCAACAACGTCAAACGCGTCGGCAGGAATAACTAGCTTGTATGTGTCCGCACAAGGAAAACAAACCGCAACACTAACGCATGCAAACAATGGTCAAACAGATAGAACGTACAAATACATCATCATCGGATAGAATAATTTCTTATGTTCCTCCTAAGAATGTTCATATTATATGGGGGCAAGTAGAACCGTTATTATTAAAAGCGGTTATGTATGATGACTTTTCGTATAATGGTCAAAACTTATTAGACGGTATCTTACAAAAAGATATGCAGTTATGGATAAGCTGGACACATAAAGTAGAGTCGGCCGTTCTAACGCAAATAATAGAGTATCCTAAATTCAAAGTATGTCGCTGGTTTTTAGCTGGTGGTTCTAATATGAAAAAATGGTTAGATCAAATGACATCGCAAGTAGAAGATTGGGCCAAAGATAATAACTGTAAACGTATCGAATTAGTCGGACGTAAAGGATGGATTAAAAAATTAAAGGATTATGAAGCTAAACATATTGTTATGACAAAGGAATTAAAATGAGTAAAAGTGCAGGAACGCAAACAACACAAACAATTACGGAACCTTGGCAAACACAAGCACCGTATTTAGAAAAAGGATTTCAACGCGCGGAAGAATTATTTAATTCTGATGTACCTAATTATTACCCAAATCAAACTTATGTTCCTTTTGCCAATGAAACAGAGACAGCGTTACAATTAGCAAAAGCTAGAGCAACACAAGGTAATCCGTTACTTAATAAATCACAAACTTACGCAGACAATGTAATGAGTGGTGCTTTTCTTAATCCATCAACAAACCCGTATTTAAATAATTTATTTAACACAATGTCGGATAGAGTAACCGCAGGCGTTAACTCCAACGTTTCACAAGCTGGACGTTATGGTTCCCCTGCACATACAGGAATGGTAGCAGACTCTTTAGGTAACTTAGCTAATCAAGTGTATGCCGATAATTATAACAGAGAACGTGCTGTTATGGACTCTATGTCAATGAGAGCACCGCAACTTGGTGAAATGGATTACAACGATATATCTAAACTACAAACTGTGGGTAGTGCTAGAGAAGAACTAGCAGAAAGACAACTTGGTGATGCAATAAAACGATTTGAATTCGAGCAACGTAAACCTTACGAAAAACTAAGAGAGTATCAAGCGAGTGTTGGTGGTCCTTTTGGAACATCACAATCTACCATAACACCAATGACAAAAAATCCTATTATGGGAATACTAGGTGGTGCTTCTAGTGGTGCTGGTATTTACGATATGATTAATGCTACAGGTTCGGCTAATCCATACTTAATGGGTGGTGCTTTACTCGGTGGATTAGGAAGTTTTGCATAATGGGTGCATTAGAAAAATTATTATTTCCTGATTTAACAAATAATCCTACAGCAAATTTACTAGGTATTGATGCAGTAAGACGAGCAAGAGGGAGAGGGTTATTAGATGCTGGTTTAAAAATGACAGCTTTAGCTGGCAAAAGACCAGCAACAGAAAATATTAATCCTGCAATGATTTTACAAGCTGGCGTAGAGTCAGGAATGAATACTTATGATAATTCAATTAATAGAGCAACACAACAATTACAAACAACAACCGCTTTAAATAGTGAAGTACAAGCAAAAGACACTTTTAATAGTTTAATTGCAAGTGATTTTTTAAATGACGAAGAAAAAGCATTTGCTTTAACATTAGGACATGAAAAAGGCGCTAAATTTATTGCTGATCTTTACATGAATAAACAAAAGAATTTAGATAAAGTTCCTAGTGTAAAAGAAATGATAGTAATGAATACGGAAACTAATCAACCCGTATTAAAAGACGATGGTTCACCATTAAGAGAATATGTCAGTGTTAAAGATATTTTAGCTAATCCAAGTAAATATCAAATACCAGATAAAGAAGGAACCTATGCTAAAAATATCCGTGACTTTGAAAATTTATTAGGCCGTCAATTATCATTTGAAGAAAAACAAAAATATATCATGGCTGTAATGAACGGCAATGAAAAGAAAATTAGTGTTACAACAGATGATAGTGGAAACACAACATTTACTATTGGTGGCGATGGTCAATCAATGGAAAAGAAAACTAAACAAGATTTAGAAAAAGAAATTGTTTTAGGAACAAAAAATTACCAAGCATTTGAAAGATTAGAAAAAGCATGGCGACCAGAATTTTCAGAAATACCTACAAGATTAGGTATTAGTTGGAACTCTTTTAAAGACTCATTAGGTGATTGGAATGTATTTGGAGATATTTCTGATGAAGATAAGCAGTTAATGTCTGATTATTATGCATGGGAACAACAAGCATGGGATGTAACAAACCAATACATTAAAGCTATCACAGGTGCACAAATGAGTGAAGCAGAAGCAAAAAGAATTATGCGTGCTTTACCAGACCCAAGAACATTTAGTGGTTCACCAACAGAATATCAATCTAAATTACAAGGTGTAATGAAAAATGCTAGGCTATCAATTATTCGTAGCAATTTATTAATGGCTTCAGGATTTGATGCTTACGATAGTAGTGGTAAATTTGTACCAGAACAATTTATGATTTTAGAAAATGTTAAAGATGCATTTAATAAAATTGGTAATCAAATGTTTCAAGATTTAAGAAAAGATGAAGCATACGATAGTTACACTGATCAAGAATTGTCAAAATTAGTTTTTAAAGAATTAGAAGCAAAAATTGGAACAACAAAAGATACATCACAATTTGATGTAAATTATTCGGATATATTAAATTTATGAGTGAGCAAACAATAGACTTCTTTAACATGTTATCTGAACAAACAGATACGTCAAAAAAAGTAAATAATAACATTCCTGAAAATGCACCAGTAATGAAAGCGGACACTGGTCCTATAATGAATTCGAGTAATAACGACTCTAAAATGGATGGTATGTATGCCCCAATTTTAGAAAACAATTACATAGATAATTCAGGTATAGCCGTAGGGTCTTTACCGCGTGATAGTTTTTACACTGTTCAAGCATACGCAAAAAGTAAATTTCCTGACATGCCAATAGATCAATCAATGAAACGTTTTGGTGTAGCAGATGGAAGAATATTTTACATGGGAACAGATGGCAAAAGATATTATGCAACGCCTAATTTTTCTGCTGTAGTACAAAATCCAGCTAATATTGATGAATTTGCTTTACGTGGCACAGGTCCAGCTATTCCAATTGTTACAGGAACAGGCGCAGGCATGGTAGGTATGTCAACAGGACCCGTTACAGGCGTAGCTTCTGCTATGGCTGGTGGCGGTGCTGGTGATGTCATCAGACAATCATTATCAAATTATTATACAGGCGAAGATATGTCAATTGGTCAACGTGCTGGTTATGTTGGTAAGTCTGCTTTAATGGAAGGCGGAGGTCAATTTTTAGGTAATGTATTTAATAAAGCAATAAAAACTGTTTTAACTAAAATGCCAAATAAATTAGGTAATAAGTTTTCTATATTTGATACAAAAGCAAAAGATGAAATAGTAAATATATCGAATAAGCACGGCATTAAATTAACAACAGCAGAAATAAGTTCAGACCCAGCGCTTATTAGGATGCAAAAAATGTTGGCAGGCGTTTCAGGTAGTGATGAAATCTTAGAGTCATTTTATAACATACGAAATAAAGACGTACAAAACGCTTTGTTAAATATGTTTGAAACACTTAATACAAATAAAGCATCGGCTAATTTAATTTATAAATCAGGCATTGAGTCGGCAGAAGGTATAATAAAAGGTGAAAGTAAAATTTTACAAGATCAAGCAAAAGCTTTATATTCAAAAGCCTACCAAGTTAATAATGTTAATACATCAGAAACATTAGAATTATTAAATACTTTAATTAGTACAGCTAAAGGCAACAACTTATCTCAATTACTAAGAGTAAAAAACATGTTGTTTAAAGACGTTGAAATGCCAGTGTCAGGCCCTACAATGGGTGGTAATATACCATCACAAAACAAATCAGTTGTAGAAACTAGCTTACAAGCATTAGACGGTGCTAAAAGAGAAATAGACGACATAATTAATCAAGCTGGTAAAAGTGATAAATCTATTGCCCCAGCAAATAAAGTTAACTTTGTTAAACTAAAAGAAATGTTGCTTAATAATATGGATGAAGTTTCTCCTGAATATGCAAAAGCAAGAAGTATATACGAAGCAGGCATGCCAAATGTAACAGCTACCGCTACAGGTATGGTAGGATATATTGCTAAACAAAATCCTAATAGATATTATGACATTGGTAACATGTTGTTTAATTCTAAAACAAGTAGTGTTGCAGATATTAAAAACGTTAGAGAAGCATTTAATAAATTTGGATACACTAAAGAATTTAATCAAATTGTTGGTGCTTATTTAGAAGAAAGTTTTGAAAAAATATTAAAAGATGAAGTAGTTGGTCAAAACTATAATCTTGCTGGTAAATTTTATAATAAATTATTTGGTAATGAAAAACAACGTGAAATGATGTTGGAAGCTATGAGCAACAATCCTAACTTTGCTCGTGACTTTGCAGATTTAATGTTGGTGTTTAATGGCACACAAAAAGCAATGAAGTCAGAAAGTATTACCGCATGGATGCAACAAGCTATGAAAGAATTTGCTGATGAGTCTAAATCATTAACAGGTCAAGTAGTTAAGACATTAGAAATTTGGAACCAGCCATCACGAATAGCAGGGTTCTTAGATGATTTAAAGAAAGATAAAATGGCTGTTAAATTTGCTAACATGCTTACAACAACAGAAGGCAGAAAAGAATTAGCAAAATTAAGAGACATAGGAATTAACACAAAAAAAGGCGTAATCCTGTTTACACATATTTTAAATGGAGGAACAATCACCGATTTAACAGAAGGTCCTGAAAAAAATGTTGAAATGGGCCAAATGGAAAAAGGGAGTTATTAAAAAATGGCAATTAAAGATTATTCAACAACAGCAAGTAGCAACAGTACATTAAGCGGAATAAGTGTTGCTGAAGGAATGGCACCATCGTTAGTTAATAACGTAATTCGTGCTGATATGTCTGCACAAAAAGAACAATGGAGTGATAAAGAATGGTTTGTACTTGGAAACGGGGACACAACTAATACTTATACTAGAACAGGTGCAACAACTGTTACTATTGGTGCTGATGTTACGACAAGTCATCACGTAGGCAGGCGTGTAAAAGTAACAGGTGCCAATACATCAACAACAGGTATCTTTGGTAAAATAGCTTCCAGTTCTTATTCTTCACCAAACACAACAATTACAATAACATTTGACTCAGGGTCAATCCACGCAAGTGACAGTAACCCAGTTTTATATCTTGGTTCAACATTCGTTGGCCCATCAACACCTGTCATCGATACAGACGCAATGACGGAGGACAGCGCAATCTTACCTCCCTCACAGCAATCGGTAAAAGCATTTGTCGAAAGTGGTTCATCAACTCTAACAAATAAAACATTAACATCACCTGTTATTAATACAGGCGTAAGCGGTACAGCTATACAAGATGATGATGGATTTTCTTCTGCTTCTGCTTCTAAACTTGCAAGTTCAGAAAGTATTAAGGCTTATGTTGATGCACAACTAACAGCGCAAGACGTTGACATATCAACTGACTCAGGAACCATAGCTATTGATTTAGACTCGGAAACATTATCTGTATCAGGGGGAGAAGGTATTGATACTTCTGCTACTGGTAATGCAATAACAATAGCGGGGGAAGATGCGAGCACATCAAACAAGGGTGTTGCTTCTTTCCATTCTGATAATTTTTCTGTATCTTCAGGTGCAGTAACAATTAAAGATGGAGGGGTAGCTAATGCCGAATTAGTAAATTCTTCTATTACCGTTTCCGATGGTTCAAACACAACAGCCGTTTCACTAGGTGGAACAATAACATATACGGCTGGCGAAGGTATGGATGTTACTGAAAGTTCAGGCACCGTAACTTTTGCTGGTGAAGATGCAACAGTATCAAATAAAGGTATTGCATCTTTTAGTACAAATGATTTTGCAGTATCCAGTGGTGCTGTCTCAATAAAAACAGCAGGCATAAGTGACTCACAATTAGCAAGTGGTATCGACTCAATTAAAGTGGGTAATGGGGACGTGACGAATACCGAATTATCAAGAATAAATTCAGTTACAGAAAACGTTCAAACATCACTAGATGCCAAAGCAGTAAAATCAAATAACCTTAGTGATCTAGCGTCCTCATCAACAGCAAGAACAAACCTTGGTTTAGGTACAATTAGCACACAAAATTTTAATAATATTTCTATAACGGGAGGACAAATTTCAGGTTTAGGTTCACCAAGTGCAGGAAGTGAGCCAGCTACAAAAACATACACGGATAATTTAGTAGCAGGATTAAAAACAAGAATTATATGTCGAGTAGCAACAACAGGTAATGTTGACTTAACAGCAGATTTACAAAACGGTGATACAATTGACGGGGTTGCGGTACAAACTGGAAACAAGGTACTTGTAAAAAGCCAGAGTAGTGCAAGCCAGAATGGTATTTATACCGTAGTCGCTTCGGGAACGGCACAAAGATCAACAGATTTTGATAGCATAGCAGAATTATCGGGCCAGATGGTAGTCATACAAGAAGGCTCAACAAACGACAATAAAATATTTTTATGTACGACTGACTCAGACGCAACTTTATCGTCAGACTCAATAACATTTTCACAGGTAACTCCAAGCAATACAGGAACGGTTACAAGTGTAGGAATATCAGGTTCAGAATTTACGATAGGTTCTTCGCCTGTAACAAGTTCAGGGACTATTACTTTAGCAGTTAATAATATTGACGCGACTAAGATTGGTGGCACAAGTAACGTGTCGAATACTGAATACAATTTTTTGAATGGTGTAACTAGCGCTATTCAGACCCAGTTAGATGCAAAGGCAACTACTGGATTTTCAACAGCAATAGCAATAGCGCTTTCATAAGGAGTATAAATGGCAAACAATTTTGATGAAAAATCATTAACCATTAGTAATGCTTCCCTGACGGATGTTTATACAGCTTCAAATAAGTCAATGGTCGTAACTGGCACATTAGCCAATACTGGAAGCGTTAGCATTAATATAAGTCTAAAAAAATATGATGCGAGTGGCACAGCTACTTTCACTAAATTTAAAGATGTACCTTTACCCGTCGGTTCGGCATTAACTATACCAAAAATCGTACTTAACGTGTCCGATAAAATTCAAGTTCAATCAAGTTCAAGTTCTGGTTTATTAGATGTGTCACTAGAATTATTAACGGATATAAGCTGATGACAGACTCATATATTGGAGTACCACCACAATCAGGTTTTATATCACAAGAAGCTAACCAGTATTTTACTGGGTTAACGCAAAACTATATAGACTTAAATCAAAGCATAAGTTCTCTTAGTTCTGTTATCGTTTTAGTTAATGGAGTAGTTCAAGAAAATTCTGATTTAACTTTAACTTCTACAAGTCGTATCACGCTTGGAGCAACTTTAGTCGCTAGTGATAAAGTCACTTGTATTTATGTAGCTAAAATTTCTAGCACACAAGCACCAGCAACAGGAAGTGTAACTTTAGATATGCTTTCTGCTAGTGGAACTAAATCAAGTTCAACTTTCCTTGCAGGAGATAATTCTTTTAAAACTGTCTCTGGCACAACAATAAATAACAATGCAGATAACAGAGTTATAACAGGTAGTGGCACAGCTAATACTTTAGAAGGAGAACA